ACGACCCCTTCGAGGTCGGCTCGGATCTTCGCCATGATCTGTCCCTTCGGTTCAGGTTCGGGTGGGCCGCGAGGGCGAGGCTGTGTGAGCCCCGCCCTCGCGGCAGTGGGTCAGGCGAGGACCGTCGCCTTGAGCGACAGGTCCGCGTTGGCCAGCACCGGCATGCCGTTGGCGTCGGAGATGACCTCCGCGATCATCGGCGGCTTCTCGTTGCGGTAGGTGCCCGCGACGATGCCCGGCTGCTCGACGTCCTCGATGCCCCAGTCGGGCTCCGTCGAGGTGAGCGTCTGGCCCCAGAACGACGCGCCGAGCTGGGTGCCCTGCCAGTCGTCCGGGACCACCGGCTCCGGCAGCATGAGCAGTTCGGTGTCGGGCAGGACCAGGCCCGCCGACGTGCGCCGGATGTAGAGCTCGATGGGCGGGAGCCCGGCGCCCTCCACGATGGCGTTGACGTCCGCGACGGTCGCCGGGCGGGACCCGCCGCCGACCAGGGACGTCTTGAACTCGTCGCCCTGAGCCATGACGCGCAGCACGCGCCGGGGCATCAGGATGACGCCCGGGGCGACACCGTTCGTCGCCTCGTACACGTCCGCCCACGTCTGGAGGTCCGTCAGGCGCGACACGTTCGTCGCGGACGTCCACAGCGCACCAGCGGTGACGGTGTGACCGCCGTCGCGGCCGAACGAGTCGGCCGCACCGAGCTCGGCGATCGTCGCCACCCCGGTCCGGAGCACCACAGCGCGCAGACGCTCCATGCGGTCGGCGACCGCCTGGGTGACCTGCATGGCGGTGTTCAGGATCTCGCCGAGGATGACCTCGTCCGAGGCCCCGCGGGTGCGCAGCTGGTCGTACTCGCTGACCGGGACGTTGACCCCGATCGCGGGCAGCTCCAGCGTGACGCGACGCCCGCCCGGCTTCTTGCCGACGTCGGGCTCCGCGTCGTAGGCCCGGAACTTCGCCTCGGCGACGAGACCGGCCTGGCCGGCGACGAAGCGCACGCTGATGTCCGGGACGGTCCGGTTGGGCAGGAACCGCGCGAGGTTGCCCTTGCGCGCCTCGATGGCGGCCAGCGCCTCACGGACGTAGCCGGTGAGTGTGGCCGGGTCGATGATGTCAGTCCACAGTGCCATGATCCGACCTCTCTCAGACGAACACGATGGTCGTCACAGCGCGCTTGGCCGCAGCCGCGGGCGCCGTGAACGAGATGGGCAGGGATGCGACCTTGACGCGGCCGTGGTCGTACATCGGCACCGCGAAGTCCGCGGTCCCGTCGACCTTGTGGTCGGTCAGGACGAAACCGGCGAGGATGCCCGCGCCGGTGGTCGTGCCCTCGGTCGCGTCGTAGGGCACGAGGACCCCGCCGACCTTCGCGACGGGCAGCCCGGACGGGATGTACCCGTTCGGGTAGTGGGTGGCGAGGGTGAAAGCCGAGATGTCGAGGATCTCGGTGCGCGCGCCGGCGATGCCGTGCGCGGTTCCGAGCCAGGACAGGTCGCCGCCGCCGAACGTCTCGGACTTGAGACCAGGCATGGTGGTGTTCCTTCCGTGGTGAGTTGGTTAGGTGGTCTTGCTGGGGTGTCGCTCAGCCCACAGGTCGCGACCTGCGGCCACCGACGTCCCCTTGTCCGCAGCTCCGCCGCCCTGCGACTTGTCCGGCTTCACCGTGGGCTTCTTGCCGCCCTTGGTGTCGTCGCTGTCGTCGGCCTTCGCGGCCAGACGGACGGCGAGCTTGCCCATCGCGTCCTCGTCCTTCGCGGACTTGAGGAGTTCGATGTCGTCGGCGTCGACGATCTTGTGCTGCGCCGCGAGGCGGAGCACGGTCGTTTCGAGGCGCATCTGCTCGACCTGCGCTTGCAGGGTGGTCAGGGTCTGCGCGCCCTCGTCCTTGGCATCAGGCTTGATGCCCAGTGCCGCGGCCAGGGCCGCCGTCTGGTCCTTCTGCGCCTGCTGCATCTGCGCGACGGTCCGCTCGAGTTCCTTGCGGGCGTCACGCTCAGCGTGGAGCGCTTTCTCCCCGGCCGGTCCGAGCGGTTTGTCGTCGTCGGTTGTGGCGGTTGCCTTCGCGTCGTCCGCCTTGGGCGGGTCAGCCTTCGCCGCCGCCGCCGCGCCGCCACCGGCAGGTTCGCCGTCGACAGGCTCAGTGACGTAGCGCAGACGTGCTCGCAGTCGCAGTCGGGGGTTCATGGAGTGCTCCGAATCGCTCGGGTGGAACCCGTTCCGCGTCGCGCGGGCGGGAGTCTGTGGGGGTATCTCAGCCTTCGTTTGTGCGTCGCTCAAGTTCAGCGATGGCTCGACGGACGACGCCTTGCGCTGCGATGCAGCCGGGTCTAGCGCGCGGAGGTGCGGGCTGAATACGTCGCCACGGCGTATTGACAACGTACATACACCGTGCGATGATCGAGAGGTGAGAGAGACCACCGTGAAAGGACAGATCATGACCAGCATGAACGACGTCCCCGTGCTGCCAGCCTGGTTCGAGCTGCGGCCCCCGCGACCCGTACTGCGCCAAGGCGCATGGGTCTGTGTGAGTTGCGCCGGTCAGGGAACCGTTCCTAGCGGAACCGGCTGGGCCTGGTGCACGAGTTGCGCGGGCGCGGGTGAGCGCCCCGCCCCGCACCCCACCACGCACGGCGAAGCCGCCGCGTGGCTTGACCGCTTGCACGCCGAGAACAACACGGCGATCACCAACCTGCTGGGCATGGCCGAGCGCGCGGTTGAGCGCGGCGACGTCAAGGGTGCCCGCATCATGCTGACCGAGGCCGAACCGTATCAGGCTGACAACGCGTACATCGAAGCGTGCTGGATTCCGAAGGGACAGGTGCACTGATGTTCACCATCACGCACACGCACGAAGCCGGAACGCTCATCGAAGGCACCGCCAAGGGTGACGGTTCAGCCGTCGTCCTCAAGGCGAACCGGTGGCGTTGGTCGCACAACCTGGGCGCGTGGTACGTGCCGCAGTCACGCGACCGCAGCCCTCAGATGTGGCTGATCGAGCGCACCGCTGAGGCCCTGCGCGCGGCCGGGTTCGACGTCGCCACCGAGATTGACACCACCACCCGGTCGACTGCAGAGGTCGAGGTCGGGAAGATCGCACGGCAAGCCGCCAGGGTCGAGGCCCTGACCGCTCGGGCCGCAAGGACTGACGCCACCGCCGACGCCCTGCACGATCGGGTCCACGAGATGTGCGACGCGATCCCGATGGGCCAGCCCGTGATGGGCGCGCGCGACCGCGCATACCGGGACAAGATCGGACGTGCCATGGACCGCGCCTACCTGACCGGGCTTGAGGCACAGGAGACCGAACGCAAAGCGCGCGCGGCTTCACACACCAACAGCGCCAGGTACAACGCCGTGACCGTGGCGAACCGCATCGCGAAGTTCGAGGCGGAGATTCGCAAGGTCGAACGGTCTATCGCTTACGGGCGCGTCGCGGGCACAGGCCTCGCATACCTCGAGGGCAAGCTCGCTGAACTCACCGACCAGGTGACCTACTGGCAGGGTGTGCGTGCCGAGCAGATCGAGACCGGCAAGGCCACGGGTTTCAGCAAGACCACGGTCAGCAAGGGTGACCGGGTCAGGGTCCGCGGCCAGTGGCGTAGGGTCGTGCGCGTGAACGCCAAGACCGTCTCAGTGGAGACCGGGTACAGCTGGACCGACACGGTGCCCTATGCGGAGATCCAGCAGCGCACGGATGCTGCGACCGCCGCTGCGATGGTGACATCGTGACCAAGGAACCGGCCTCGGATCCGCGGTCCGTCCGGGGGATCGACGACGCTACGTGGAAGGCCGTCGGTGAGCGCGCCGAGCGCGAGCATCGCACACGGTCCGATGTGGTCCGTGTCGCCCTTCGCGCGTATGCGGTCGGCCGGTATGATGCTGTTGAACCCGCGAGGAGGAAGCCATGAGCGTGCAATACTACAGGTCCGACACGTACCACCCGCCGACACTCCTGCGCAGAGTCGATAACGTCGATGAGGCATTCGTCTCCGGCGTATGGCGGCCGACCGGTAAGATCATCGACTGGGAGTTCGGCCACAACGACTTTGTCGACGTGGTCACCGAGGACCAGGCCAGGGCTTTCGCGCCCGCCGCGTTCATCATCCCGCCCTAGCTGACCGCGGCCACGCCGCGCGGCACGGGGATCTTCTCCGCGGCCGCTATTGACTGCCGCTTGTACTCCGCGAGCTTCACCGGGTCCTTCTCAGCCTTCTTGAGATCGTAGATGCCGTGCATCTCATGTTCCTTGACGTGTAGAGAGACTTCGGTGTGGAACTGTAGCTCGAGGCGTTGTCCGCCTTGTTTCGTGATCTGCACGTTGATGCCCTGGTACGGGTTTGTCGTCAGCGGCACCCGCCAGTAGTTCTTGACCGTGATCGCGTTGCCGTCGGCGCGCAACTGGTCGATAGCGGCCTGCGTGCTCCGGGCGTACTGGTCTGGTTTGAGCAGGATGGTGTACCGGTTCACGTCGAAGACGTGGTCAGCGACCTGTTGTGCCGTCTTCCCGTCGGCGAGGGCGTCATCCGTGATCTTCTTGGTCAGGCTCTTGACGGTCTTGAGGCGGTACTCCAAGCCGGCCAGCGAGCCGCCGACCTGACTGGCCAGGGCCGTCATACGCGCCGTGAGTCCAGGCTCGG